CCCGTAGCTATGAAGCGTGGTGGTAAATCTAAGAAAAAATAATGCCATTAAAAAAATCACAGAAGAGCCTGAAGTCTTGGACAAAGCAAAAATGGCGCACAAAAAGTGGGAAGCCTAGCAGTAAAACTGGTGAGCGGTATCTACCTAGTGCGGCTATTAAGTCTCTTAGCCCTGCTGAGTACGCAGCCACAACACGAGCAAAACGAAAAGGCAAGGCTTCAGGCAAGCAGCATGTGGCTCAACCTAAAAAAATTGCAAAGAAAACCAAACGATTTAGAAGTGTAGTAACTTAGGAATAAAGATGCGTAATTATAGAGGAGAATACGATAACTACCATAAATCCCCTACGCAAAAGAAAAAAAGGGCATCTAGAAATACTGCGCGAAAAAAAATGGTTAAAGCAGGAAAGGCTGCAAAGGGGGATGGTAAAGATGTTCATCATAAGAACGGAAATCCTCGTGATAATTCAAGATCAAACTTAAAAATGAAAAATAAATCTTCTAACAGAAGTATACCCAGAAACTCAAAGGCTAAGAAACGGTAATAAAATATGGCAGTAGTAACCCCAGACTTACCAGAACTTTTTGAAGAAGCTTATGAAAGAGCGGGTCTTGAGATGCGTTCTGGTTATGATCTTAAAACGGCTCGTAGGAGCCTTAACATTTTAACTTTGGAGTGGCAAAACCGTGGGCTTAATCTCTTCACCATTGAAGCTGGTACTTTATCCATTACGGCAGGTACAGCGACTTATACGTTACCTTCTGACACGATTGACATCATTGAGCATCAAGTCAGGACAGGCACAGGCACAAACCAAACAGACACCGCGCTCGAAAGGATCAGTGTCGCAACCTACGCGCAGCAAACAAACAAAAACACGCAAGGCAGGCCGACCCAAATCTACGTCCAAAGGCTCCCAACGGAAGTCAAAGTAACCTTATGGCCTGTCCCAGATACAACAACTACATACACGTTGTCGTATTATAGATTAAAAGGTATTGATGGCTTATCTTCTGGTATTGGTGGGAATGTTACTTCTGTTCCCCCACGCTTTGTCCCCGCATTAGTATCTGGTTTGGCATATTACATAGCTATGAAAAAACCTGATGTAGCAGCAAGAGCACCTGCCTTAAAACAAGAATATGAGTTTCAATTCCAATTGGCATCTGGTGAAGATGAAGAAACCGCGTCAATTAAGTTTGTGCCGTATGATACATTTGTGATGGGTGGTTGATGAGTTACGCAAAAGGTAAATATGCTTTTGGATTTTGTGACAAGACAGGATTTCGATATCCGTTAAAAGATCTTGTTTATGAATACAAGAATGGAACTAAAACAGGTTTTTTGGTTGGTAGAGATGTTGCCGATCCTGATCAGCCTCAAAACTTCCTTGGTAGAGTAAAAATATTTGATCCTCAATCTTTAAGAAATCCAAGACCCGATACTTCTATAGAGGCAAGTAGGCAGCTTATTGGGTGGAATCCTGTTGGAAATACTGCTGAGTACATGGTTTCTTCTATTGGCACAGTGACTGTTAATACTACGGTAGTGACACAAACATTTACAGTAACAGTAGCCAATCCAGGGTCAGGTAATAGATATTACATTGATGGGGCTTTGCAACCTACACTCACTCTTTCTGAAGGTCAGACATATTTGTTTGATTGGTCAGCAGCTACTAGCCATCCTTTGCGTTTCTCAATCACATCAGATGGGACTCATGGCGGTGGCGTAGAGTACACAACAGGCGTTGTGAAAGATGATTCTGCATATACAACACAAATAACTGTAGCGTATGGCGCTCCAACACTTTATTATTACTGTCAAATTCATCCAAATATGGGTGGTCAAATTAACACAACGTAAGAGGTTACAATGGCAATAGCAGCACCGAAGAAGACATTAAAAAATCTAAAAAAGCCTACGAAACCAAAGCGTAGACCACTTAGAGAGTCTCCAAGACCAAAGAAACGCCCTGAAGAAGTTGATTTAACTCCAATGGCTGAAGCAGGGGATCAAGACCATGTAAAAAAGAAAATGAAAGGTGGTTATATGAAAAAGAAACCTGTTGCAATGAAAGGTGGCGGTGGCCTCAAAGATATTCCAACTAACAATCCTGGGATGAAAAAACTGCCAACGGAAGTAAGAAACAAGATGGGCTTTAAGGCTTATGGCGGTAAAATGAAGAAGATGCGTATGGGTGGTAAGTGTCGTGGAATGGGTGCTGCTACCAGAGGTGGCAACTATAAAATGGGATAAGTTCAAATGAACTATTCAGAATTAGTACAGGCGATTAAAGATTATACTGAAAATGACGAAACAACTTTCGTCAGTAATATTCCTACGTTTGTGCGACAGACAGAAGAAAAGATCCATCGTACTGTACTAGTTCCAGAGTTACGAAAAAATGTGACTGCTAACCTAACGCAGAATAATAGGTTTCTAGCGAGACCATCAGACTTCCTAGCTCCTTTTTCTATTGCCGTAGTAGATGGTTCAAGCAACTATAATTATCTTTTACCAAAGGATGTAAATTTTATAAGAGAGGCATATCCAAATAATACTACTGGTGGGCTTCCAAAGTATTATGCAGAGTTTGATGGAGATGTTGTTGCTTCCTCTACCCCAGGGCATTTTTTACTTGGGCCAACACCAGATTCTGCCTATTTAGTTCAATTGCACTATTATTTTGATCCCCCCTCTATTGTGACTTCAAGCACCTCATGGTTAGGAGACAACGCAGAAGAAGCACTATTGTATGGATCTTTGGTAGAAGCTTATATATTTATGAAGGGCGAAGCAGATGTTCTTGGCATGTACCAACAAAGGTATAATGATGCTTTGAAACGTGTTATGGTGCTTGGCGAAGGAAGATTGAAGCGAGATGACTACCGTGATGGTCAACCTCGTATGGAGATGTAGATGTTTGAGTTCAACGCTAGTATGCCCCAGAACGCAACTTTAGTTGAGGTAAAAACCACAGATCATCGTGGGTTTACTCCAGAAGAAGTTTCTAAAGATTGTGTGGCAAAGATTATTTCTGTTTCAGATAATGCACATCCTGCTATTAGAGAACAGGCTCGTGCTTATAAAGATAATATGGAAAAGATAGTTGAACACTACATGAAAGAAGCTATTACAAGTGATCGCATCACTGTATACAACGCCCTTATAGATGCAGGGCATCCCAAGTTGGCTGAACTTATAAGGAGATTGTAACATGGCCTTTACTGGAAATTTTTTATGCACGTCTTTTAAGACAGAACTATTAAAAGGATTTCACGATTTTGAAGTAGGTGGAGATTTATTTTTGATTGCTCTGTATACTAATAGCGCAACCTTTGATGCCTCCACAACAACTGCTGTTTTTGGCGGTGGTAACAATGAAGTTGCTACAAGTGGTGGGTATACTAGCGGAGGCCCAACAGTCGCCTCATCAGATAACAACTTAACAAACGAAACGCCTAATAGCGGTGGAACTACAGCGCATACATCTTTTGACAACAAAACGTTTGCAGGTGCTACTATAACTGCTCGTGGAGCATTAATTTACAACGCGCAAGCTGATGGTGGTACAGATACGGCTAATACTGTTTGTGTATTGGATTTTGGCGCAGATAAAACATCAACTTCTGGTAATTTCCAAATAGTTTTCCCAGATAATAACTCAACAGATGCTTTAATTCGTATAGCATAAAGGTGAAAGATGGTCACTTTAGCCAATCGCGTAAAGGTCGCGTGTGCAAGTACAGGTACTTCTTCACCTATAACTTTAGGCGCGGCTAAAGACGGATTTCAGACATTTGCTTCAGCAGGCATCACTGACGGTCAGACTGTAAGATACACAATAGAAGATGGTACGTCTTTTGAGATAGGGACAGGTGTTTATACAGCCAGTGGCACGACACTTACCCGCGTTCTAACAGAAAGCACTACGGGGTCATTACTAAATTTAAGTGGTGACTCTACTGTATTTGTTACAGCAGCATCGGAAGACTTGGTTCCTGAAAGTGGTGGGACATTTAGTGGGAATATCAGTTTTCAAAACTACAATGACCACACACCAATAGCGCCCCCTTCTGAGTCAGAGGGCAGATTTTTCTACGATTCAACAACCAAGACTTTTGCATATAACAGCGATGTAAGCGGTGTTACTCATGAGTTAGGGATAGAAGAGCATCAACGAGTTTATAATAATACTGGCTCTACAATAGGAAAAGGTAAGCCGTTATATTTTGCAGGTAATTATGTTTCTGGATCTATTGAAGTTCCAACTGTGGGTTTAGCTGATGCTACAGATGTTAATGCATATAACGCTCAAGGGCTTGCTGCTCATGATATAGCAAATAATAGTTATGGTTATTGTATCATTGCAGGTCAGCTACATGGTGTAGATACATCAGGACTAAATGCAGGAACAAACTTTTTTGTAGGTTTAACTCCTGGGGCTGTGCAGAATGCTTCTCCTGTGTATCCAAACTTTCCTATGTGTTTAGGGTGGGTTGTTAACTCAGATGCCACAAATGGTGTCCTTCTTGTCAACCAACAGAACCATTCTGTTAGGTCTTTTAGAGTTCAGACATCAGCACATATCGGTGAGGATCTACAGGTAGATGGCGATTTAACCGTACTAGGTACACAAATCATTGCCTCTTCCGCTAATCTTGAGGTTGGTGGCTCAATCCAATATTTAAACGCAGGCGACACTATTGGTGAAGCAAACACAACCTTCACGGGTACAGGTTTAGACGATGCGTTTTACTCAGGGCATTATCAAGGAACAACCACAAACCTTGGATATTATCTAAGAATAGATGCAACAGGGACACCCGATACTTTTGAGTGGGGACATGATCCAACATTTGCAACTACAGTTGCTACAGGCGTTGCCATTACTGGCAGTGCTCAATTACTTGATAACGGCATAAGCATAGATTTTGGAGCTACTACAGGTCACACACTAGGAGACAAATGGTCAGGTACTGCATCTCCTGTAGATATAGACACAGGTCTATTTACAAATAGAAATACTGGTGGGACTGGTGTTGGATATACTCATATGGGTTTGTTTTATGATGTATCTGATGCAAAATGGAGGTTTGTAGCTGAGTATGATCCAGAACCTGTTGCACCGATTAACACAGGTGATTCAAGCTACGTTTCTGGTGTTGTGGTTGCCGATACTTTTGAAGGAGCATTTTCTGGTAACGTAACTGGCGATGTAACAGGTAGTGTTACAGGTTCTTTAAATCTTGGCACAGGAGACAGCATTGTCTTTGAGGGCGCAACGGCAGATGATTTTGAAACAACAGTCACTGTGGTTGATCCTACTGCCGACAGGACAATTAGTTTTGCCGATTCTAGCGGCACTGTAATAACCACTGGAAACCTTACAGATATAACTAATTTAGGTGTTTTAACTGGCGATATTGTCTTTGAGGGAAGTACAGCCGATACCTTTGAAACAACACTTACAGTTGTAGATCCTACTGCTGATAGGTCGATTTCGCTACCTGATGC